GGATCTGGTAAAGTATTAGAATTAGACATGGAATCAGGGGCAAAAGCTGTAAAGGAAGAAAATGCTAGAGTCGCAGAACTTATTGGCATCCGAGCAGCAGCCCGAACAACGTGTGTTAAACCAGCAGGTACAACCTCTTTGACTCTCGGGACATCATCTGGTATTCATGCTTGGCACAATGATTATTACATCCGTCGGCTAAGAGTGGGAAAGAATGAAGCAATTTATAATTACTTGTCACTAATCCATCCAGAACTAATTGAAGATGAGTTCTTTAGACCCCATGACACTGCTGTTATTTCAGTGCCACAAAAGGCTCCAGATGGAGCAATTTACAGAACAGAGTCAGCGATGTCCATGCTTAAGCGAGTCGCACGAGTCTCAAAAGAATGGGTTCGCAAAGGTCATAGAAAAGGTCAGAACACTCATAACGTTTCGGCAACAGTAAGCATCCGTGAATCAGAATGGGAAGATGTCGGTGAGTGGATGTGGGAAAACCGCGATGTTTATAATGGATTAAGTGTTCTTCCATATGATGGCGGCAACTATCAACAGGCACCTTTTGAGGATTGTTCTAAGGAAACTTACGAAGTTATGCTTCAGTCATTAACAGAAGTAGACCTTAATAATGTTATTGAGACAGATGATAATACGGACTTATCAGGCGAATTAGCTTGTTCTGGCGGCTCCTGCGAGGTGGTTTAATCTTGTCTGGTATACTATTTATATGAAATAGGGGTTCCTAAAATGTCAGACAAAATGAATACTAGCACTGCTGTAGAATTTACAGAGCTTAAAGGTCAGCTACAGCGAATAGAGGATGCCATTATGACCATGAAAGAAAAAAATGAAGAAATGGCCGACGACGTTAGCAAGATCAAAGAGGCTATCTATAACCCAGATGAAGGTATTTATTCACGTTTGAAGGAGTTGGAAGCTTGGAAGTCTAGTATGTCCAGAGTTCTCTGGCTCTTAGCAACCGGAGCATTGGGCTCACTTGGTGTTGCGCTTTGGGAAATCCTTAAAAAAACATAAAGGTGTAAAAATGTTATTAAAAAATGGTTCATCTGGTCATCAGGTGATTGAACTTCAAGAAGGTC